AGGTATGAAGTCGGTCAGTGGGAAGCACTGTAGTCACTGTAGCGCTGCACACTACATCTCTCCCTTAATCCCGACACTCTGCGCGGTTCGCAACCGCAACAGCCATCACCCCGATGCAGGCGCATCACACCTTCGCCCCGTAACTGGGGCTTTTTTTCGTCTGATTTTGGAGGGTTCAAAAAATGGATGCGTGCCGTATTCGCGAGCTTCTCAATTACGACCAATCAAGTGGATTGTTTCATTGGGCCATTAAGCCATCCAAGCATATTCATGCAGGCGCAAAGGCTGGATACGTTGGCGCATCTGGATATGTGCGCATCCACATTCATGGCAAGGATTACTTAGCCCACAGGCTGGCTTTTTTGATTATCACGGGGAGCTTCCCGAGCGAGCAGGTTGACCACAAAAACGGCATTAGAAGCGACAACAAGTGGGCAAATCTAAGAGCCGCTTCTAGGCAGGAAAACGCACGAAATCTCAAGATCCAAGAACGGAACAAGAGTGGACACATCGGGATTCATTGGAAAGAAAGCAAAAACAGATGGGTAGCCCAAATCGGCATTGAAGGAAAAAAAATACACATCGGAAATTTCAAATCTTTGGATGAGGCTGTTTTTGCCCGCAAAGAATTTGAAATAAAACTCGGGTTTTACGTCAACCACGGAAGATCAAATGCGGCTTCCGAAGGGAGAACAGCATGAGCAGATCAGCAGCAGCACACCAGCGCGACGAGGACGATGCAGCCGAGCGCGAGAGCTACATCAGCGAGCAGGTTGATGAACTGATGGACGCAGAGAACAGCGACCGGCTGACCTTTGAGGACTTCGTTGAAGAAGTGGCCGGCGAGTTAGACGGCAGCGCAGTCGTGCAGCTAGTTCTAGCCATCAACGCCGGAAAGATGGAACTGGCAGACAAGATCGCCGGACGCCTTGCAGAACAACTGGCCGACCGCGCCAAACAATTGATTGATGAGAGGGTTGCAGCATGAAAGACAACAGAGAGTTTTGCGTCCGGTCAGTGCTGGAGATGCTGGTTGAGATTCGCGGCTTTGAGTTTCAAACCCTGATAGCCGAGCAAACACAGTACCTGCGCGGCCTGCTCGCCGGAATGATGCACGCAGACGCGATTGATGGCGACGAGTTCAAGCGGCTCAACGAGCTTGCTTGGAATGCGTACCAAGTGCGCAACAACGAACTGTTTGAACTGGCACTAACGAGGGCTGCGGCATGAAAACGATCACCTTCACCGGCCACCGGATCGGCTCAGCAATCGCCAACGCACTGAACAGCGGCTACACCAAGCCGCTGCGCATCGAGCGCACCAATGGCCGCTGGCTTGTCACGGTGGCAGCGTGAACCAAAAACGCCTTGCAGCATGGCAGGGCGCACTTCTACCAATAACTTTAATCGCCGCCTATACGCTGGTCGCATGGGTGCAAGGGGTTTGAAATGAGCAGCCCAAAACTAGCCGCTCTGCTCGACTGGATGCAACAGGGCGCGTTTTTCCCTGAGCGATTCAGCGGTACAGAGCGCGACGAATATCAAGCGGAGGCCGCACGCATACAGCGGCAATGGGATATGCAACCAATCTAGCGAGGCAGCAATCATGGCAACGGTAACGCTAATTCTAGGCAAGTCAGGCAGCGGAAAATCAACCTCACTTCGCAACTTCAACCCGCAGGAAGTGGCGTTGATCCAAGTGATCAGAAAGCCACTCCCCTTCCAGAATGCAAAGGCTTGGACGCAAACGCTTGTCACGGACGATCACACGAAGATCATCCGCGCAGCTCAGAAAACGGCCCGCAAGGTGATCGTCATTGATGACTATCAATATGTTCTGGCTAACGAATTTATGCGGCGCAGCCAGGAAAAGGGTTACGACAAATTCAACGACATTGGCCGGCACACATGGGACGTTTTCGACGCCCTTTTGAAGCTGCCGGAGGATGTTCGCGTTTACATCTTGAGCCACACGGAAGAAACCGAAAGCGGCCAGATCAAGATGAAAACCGTAGGGAAAATGCTGGATGACAAGATCACGCTTGAAGGCATGGTCACTATCGTCTTGCGCGCAATTGTTCAGGATGGGCAGAACTTCTTTGCCACTCGGAACAATGGATCGGACACGACAAAGGCCCCGATGGGCATGTTTGAAAGTGATCTGATCGACAACGATCTGGCAGCAGTTGATGCGGCCATCTGCAACTACTACGCAATAACTCAACAGGCAGCCTAAGGAGGCAGCACTATGGCACGGTCATACGCGCTTGATACTCAAGCAGCAAAAGAAGCAAACACTGGCGGAAAGCGCATCAGCGAAACCGGCAAGTACATCGGCACCATCGTGGCAGCGTTCTATGAGAAGAACCAGAAAGGCACCGAAAGCGTAAACATTATGTTTGCGTCAGATGCTGGGCAGGAAGTCGGGCCAGTAAACCTGTACACCCACAATGGCAGCGGCGAGCCGCTGGCAGGCTACAAGATGCTGAATGCAATCATGACCTGCGCCAAGGTCAAGGCACTGACGTGGAAGCAGGAGCCGCTTGATCTGTACGACTTCGACGAAGGCAAGACGGTAACGAAACAGAAAGAATGCTGCGTAGAACTGAAGGGCAAAAAAATCGGCCTGGTTCTTCAGCAGGAGGAGTATCTAAAGCGCGACCAAACAATAGGCGAGCGAATGGTAATTGCTGCACCTTTTGAGTTTGGAACTGAGCTGATGGCGGTGGAAATTCTCAGCAGCCAGAAAACAGCGCAAGCACTAGGCAGCTTCATGGCATTCATCGCCAAGTCACCAGTACGAAAGCTGCGCAGCCAGCCTTCTGCAAACAGCCACCAAAGCGGCCCGCTTGCGGATGCGCCAGACTCTTTCGACGATCAAGACATCCCGTTCTAGCGAACAGCAGGGCGCACACAGCGCCCTTTTTATTGAGGGTTAAATCATGGGAATGAGCCTTTATCACATGGCAACCGAATATCAGGTTGCCCTAGTCGCGCTGTCTGATCCCGAGCTTCCTGAAGATGTTGTGGCCGACACACTTGAAGCACTGGAGGGCGAGCTAATCCACAAGGGGCAAGCGGTAGCAGCGTTCGCGCTGAATCTCGATGCCGAGGTAGATGCAATCAAGGCAGTAGAGAAGCGAATCAGCGACCGCCGCAAGGCACTGGAAAGCCGAGCAACCCACATGCGCAACTACCTGAAGATGAATATGGAGCGTTGCGGCATCAGCGAAATCAAGGCGATTGACGGCAGCTTTACCGCGAAGCTGACAGCCGGCCGAGAGTCAGTGGTTATTGATGACGAATCGCTAATCCCTGACGACAGCGAGTATGTGAAGTGGTCGCGCACGGTAAGCAAAACGGCCATTGGTGACGCAATCAAGGCCGGCAAAGAAGTTCCGGGCGCGCATCTGGAGAAGAGGCCGGCGCTAAGGCTCGGGTGATCAACGCAGCAACCAAGCCCCGCGAGTCGGGGCTTTTTTCTTGGACAACAAAAATGAGCATCTGCAACCGAACCCCCACTAGCACGGAGTCAGCCGCGCAGATCATTTCCGAGGCGATGGCGCGGTTTACCGGACGGATTGAGATTGTGCCGGGCTTGCCTGAAAAGCCGCCACCAAAGCGCCGCACTGACTGGATTGATCCAGATACCAAGCTTCTGCGCCGGAAGGTCAAGAAAGACCAGCGCAGCGTTATGACCGAAGAAAAGCTGGCGAACATCCGCGCCGCCCAGCGCAAAGGCGTCGAGATTCGCAAAGACCCAAACGCCGAGCCGTCAATGGCTGAAATGGCGCGCCGGTACGGGCTTCACAAGTCCCTAGTCTGGCGCCGAGTCAGGCAGCAAGGCATGACGATTGAGCAGGCGGTGACAACGCCCGTCAATGACCGGAATCAGAGGTTCAGACGATGAAGAACGAACACCGGAACCCGCCTGACTACCAAGACGGGCGAAACGCTCGCGTTGCAGGACTGCCAAAGATAGCGCCCGCAAACATAACGCCAGTGCTGCGTTACTGGTGGCTCGCTGGCTATGGAGATATGGATCATGAACTTAAACAGACTGACACAGATAACAGACGCCGCTAATGGCCGTGCATATTTTGCATGCAAGTGCGGAAGGACTATTGAATGCACCGTAGCGGATGTTAAGCGAGGAAACACGAAAAGCTGCGGATGCTTGAGGTCAGATATTCAGAGAGCGCGTTTCCTGTCTAGCAACCCATCTATAAAAACGCACGGAATGAAATCTACTCGGACATACGAGTGCTGGGCATCAATGAAAAAGCGTTGCAAATATCACGACTATTACAAAGGTCGCGGGATTAGCGTTTGCGCCAGATGGGAAGTGTTCGAGAATTTTCTTTCGGATATGGGAGAAGTGCCGGAAGGAATGAGCATCGACAGGATAAACAATGATCTTGGATACGATCCTGCAAATTGCAGATGGGCAGACAGTCTTACGCAGACAAGAAACAGAAGAAACACCATCAAAGCAGAATATTTTGGCGATCTGCTGTTTCTGGCTGAAATAGCAGAAAAAGAAGGCGTTTCTTACTCGGCAATTCTGAAGCGCATGGCCATGAATGGAAATGTCTATTCCAGGCAATCGCGGCATAAACAATCCCCCCTATTGAACGCCGCAACTTGCGAGGTGTCACCGTGAGCGAAGAAAAACACCCTTACGAGGTAATGCCCGAAGGCGAGCCGCACGCCGCGACGAACTACATCACGCGCCTGCTTGCGGGCCTGCTGATCGTGCTGATCGGGATTGCTGCACTGGCCTGGCCCAATCATGCCGGCGCTGCTGAAAGCTGGGCAGCGCAGTGGGTTGACGGGTACGAGACAGGCTTTTGCTGGACGCGCAATCCCTGCGAGTACATTCCGCCAGTGCAGATACCTTACCCCGAAGATGGGCAGTCTGACGGGTATGTGGCCGGGCTAAAGCGTGGACTGGAAGATGGGAGGGAGTAATGGACGGACTAATGCTTGCCAATGCCAGCGCCATCGACAGGAACAGCACCGACTATTACCCAACACCAGAGAACGTCACCTTTGCCCTGATCGACTACTTGAACATTAAGCCGTCAACGATATGGGAGCCTGCATGCGGAGAAGGTCACATGGCCGAAGCAATCATAAAAAGAGGCCATCGCGTAGTTTCCTCAGACCTGAACTGGCAAGGGTACGGAATCGCCAACATGGACTTTTTATCGGCTGACCTTCCGGAGTGCGACTGGATTATCACCAACCCGCCATTCAAGTTCGCTGAACAATTCATAGAGCGGTGCATAGATCACGGTAAGCCGTTCGCGCTACTGCTCAAAAGCCAGTATTGGCACAGCTCTAAGCGCAGAAGCCTATTTGAAAGACATAAGCCCATTGCTGTGCTGCCTCTTACATGGCGACCTGATTTCCATTTCGGGGCGAAAGGAGGTAGCCCGACTATGGAATGTGCTTGGACTGTATGGGGCGAACAGCCATCGCAAACGACTTGGTACACGCCGTTGCCAAGGCCGGAAAAACAACAAAATGTTGTCACCTGCCAGCAGGCCACGATGGAGTTTTCATTATGAAACGCATCCTGTTCCTGATTGTCGTCCTGATCCTGACCGGCTGCGGCCAAGAAAAATGGGAGCGAAACCAAGAGCTGCGTACCGAGATATTCATGGCCTGCCTGAAAGCTCTCCCTGCTGGCCCGGTGGCAACCATGTACAACGATTGGGACGAGGTAGTCAGTGAGTGCGAAAGCGCAGCTTATTACCAGTCACTGAGGAAAGTGCCATGACAACAGGCGAATTAATAAACTTGTGCAAGATGTTGGATCAGGAAAAGGCGAAGTTAATGGATATGCAAACGCGCCTGAGCTACTGCACGTTGAGCGGCCACCAGCGAGATATAACCATCGGCATCACCGACCTTGGGAATATCGCGGTGACGGAAATGCACAGGGGAACCGGGTATTCCGCAAAGGTTATCCGTGGGCGAGAAATGATCTTGCTGGGTGTAAAGAAAGTCTTGGTAGCAATGGTTGAGCAGCGGGCAGCAGTTGTTGCCGACATTGAGCGCCAGATAGCCGAAGCGAGGGTTTAGCCATGACACACGACGACGAAACACTTACGCAACGCTACCAGCGCGAGCATGAAACGCACCTGGCCAGCCTTGCAGCAATGACGCCTGAGCAGATTTTCGCGCTTGAGGTTGAAGCGCATAACGCGATGGCCGAGGTCGATAAGCTCAAGGCGCGCATCGTCGAGATTGAGTCCGGCGCAGAGTCGCTGCGACTGACAAGCGACTATCACAAGCGCCAGGCAGATCAGTACCGGAAAGAGTGGGCTGGCCGTCTTGCCGCAGCGACAGTTGGCGAGGAAGTGGAGCGTTACGCTTTCGAGCCTTATGGAATGCAGTGGATGAAAGATGGCGCTTACGTCCTACATGACCAGCACCAGCGCCTAATCGAAGCCGAGAGACAACGCCGCTGGGACGGCAACGAAATCAGCAGCAGGGAACAGCGCGAGGAAGTCCAAAGGTTGCAAGCTGAGATAGAAAGGTTGCAAGCATACGACTCATTCGCTGACCTAATCGGCTGGACTGTAAAGGTCGAAAAAGCCTTGTGCGAAAAGCTGGGCAAGCCTTGGACTCCAGACGGCATAAGCATCCAGTTGCTCATAGATGAACTTGGTGTATCGCTAGAAGAAGCCAAGCATGGTCAGCGGGTGTTGGCGCATGAGCTGGAAACAATGACTGCTCATGCTGACAACTACTCTCGTATGTTTGAGGAAGAACACGAAAGCCACGAGGCTACTAAGGCAGAGGTTGAGCGACTGACTACTGCCTGCAATAAGTTCTCTGAGCCTGAAATGCTCGCACAGACGGTTGTGCTGCCTGAGCCAATAGACGATAGGTCTTGCTCGATAGCCTATGCCTCCGGTTGGAGCGCCTGCCTTGATGAAGTAGCAAGACTGAATGGAGCAAAGCCATGACTGACAAGATAACTGTAGATCGTGAGTTGCTGGAGCGGATAACCAGCAATAACTTCTTTGGTAGTTCAGCAATAGACGAACTCCGCGCCGCCCTGTCTGCGCCTGCTCAGGATGAACTATGCCGCCACGGTAGCGACTACGGGTGCAAGCAATGTTACGTGGAGGAACAAGCAGCCCCTGTTCAGCAGCAGGAGCCGGTTGGCGAGTTCCGCGTGTCTGAGTATGACGGCGAGCCCGCCTTCTACTGGGTAGATGAAATTCCGCCACTCGGAACCAAACTCTACACCCACCCATCCCCAGCAGACACGAGGCTGGTTGAGGCGCTGGAACACGCTCGCCTGTTCATCGTAAACGGGATTGACCTTGGATATATCAAAATGCCTGACGTTGATACACCAGACCCAGCGCATGACACGCTGCCAATGATTGAAGCAGCCCTAGCCACGCACAAAGGAGAGCCGACATGACTGACCAAGTAACGATCAGCAGGGAGGCGTTGAAGCGTGTGCTGCAAACTTTGAAGTTCTATGAAGGGGGGTTTGAATATTCGGACAGCATGTTCCAAGTAGAGAAGGCACTCGCAGCCCCAGCACAGGACGCCAAGCCAGTCGTGCCGGATGGCTATGTGCTTGTGCCTGTGGAGCCGACTGACGCGATGATGGAAGTTGGACGCGATTCTTTAGGTAGAGGCCACGGCATGTTTTTGATTTACGAAAGCATGATCAAAGCCGCACCTAAGCAGTAACCCTCCCCGCCCTCTCACCTTTACTGCCAGCAATGGCGGGACGGAGTAGCTATGAACGATCAACCTGCTTTTCCGTGTCAGTATCAAGGCGACACAAGGTCTGACGCATTCGGCCTGACAATGCGCGACTACTTCGCAGCAAAGGCCATGCAGACAATGCTCGAAAGTGTCTACGACTATGAGGCAATTGAAGAAACGCATAAGGCTCGATCGCGGCTGATGGCCCGTGATGCGTATGCGACGGCTGACGCCATGATGAATGCGCGGGAGGCAAAGCCATGTTCATGACCCGCAAAGAACTTGCCGAGGCGAGCGGTCGAGTCAAGGCCGGCGCGCAGATTCGCTGGCTTGATTCCCAGCGTCTATTCTATCGAGTCGATGCAGACGGATGGCCGCGAGTGACTTGGGCCGATTATCTCAACCGACCAGACGACCACATGAAGAAAGAGCCACAGCTTAGGCTGACCGGCTAGGAGGAACTATGCGCCCTCGCAAGAATGACCGGCATCTGCCTGCGTGCATGTATCACAAGCATGGCGCGTACTGGTACGTCAAAGGCGGGAAGTGGTCGAAGCTCGGCAAAGAGTTGGCCGAAGCCATGCAGGAATATACCCGCCTTCAGTCTGCGCCGGCTTTGGGCGGCATGGCAAAGCTGATCGACAAGGCACTGGCGCACCACTCAAAGAAGATCAAGCCAAACACCTTGGCGCAGTACACGATTGCAGCGGATCGGCTGAAGGTGATACTGGCGGAGTTTGAGCCGCAACAAGTCCAGCAAAAGCACGTCGCGGCAATCAAGGTCAGCCTGAGCGGCACGCCGAACATGGCGAACCGCATCTTATCCTTTCTGCGGATCGTCTTTAGCTATGCCGTCGAGTGGCAGCTTGTGGACAATAACCCCTGCATAGGCGTCAGGCGGCACGAAGAAAAGAAACGGAACCGCTATATCACTGATCGGGAGTTTGAAGCCCTGATGGCCCACAGCAGCGACTCGATGCGGGTGATTTTCGAGATGGCTTACCTGACCGGGCAGAGGATCGGTGACGTGCTGAAAATTAGGCTTTCTGACATTTCGCCCGATGGCGTGTCATTCGTGCAGGAAAAGACCGGCTCCAAGCTGATCGTGACCATGACGCCAGATATTGCAGACGTGATCGCCAGGACGAAGGCGCTGCCGAGAAAGGTGCGCGGCTTAACCCTGTTCTGCGGGAGAGGTGGACGGCCAGTATCTTATGACGTGGCTAAAGAGGCATTTGCGCGCATTCGTGTCGCTGCGGGAGTTGCAAACGTGACAATCCATGACCTGCGGGCCAAGTCGCTGACAGACGCCGATGAGGAAGGCAAAGACGCGCAGAAGTTGGGCGGGCATACTGACGCAAGGATGACGGCGCGTTACCTGCGCGGGAAGAAACCGACAGTGGCCATTGCCCCGAACATGCCCAAAAAATCAGGGTAGTATTGGACACGCAACTTTTGCCCAATGAGACAAGTATCGGACAGCGCCCGTAAGTGATTGATTCTACAGACCTTAAAACCCACACCCCCATGATGCAGCAGTATAGGAAAGCGAGACTGAAAGGCGCAGTAAAATCAAACAGTTAGGCGCGGTACTGTCTAACAATCAACGAGCCGGTAGCACCGCTACAGCCCAGCAAAATCAAGGCGTCATCCGGTAGTATTAGACAGGCTTTAAGCCACGCCTTTTACTTTTTCTACGCTGCGGAACCCACCCAAGCCGAGCATGCCCGTCAGCAGAACCATCAGCGTGTCAGTCGCAATGGGTGGCGGCACTGGCCATCCCTGAATAGACGACACCCAAGACAGCAAAGGCTGCGCCAGAAAGGTGTAACCCATGCCGGCCACGCAAACCCAGCCAGCGCCCGGTCGCCACAATGCTGCCGCCTTGCCGCTCTGTGCCTCTGCCTTGTTTACCTCGATCTGGCCAAGCGCCAGCGAAGTGTCAGCGTTGAGCTGTGCAAGCTCGCCGGTCTGCGCAATCTTGACCAGTTCAATCTTTGCGTTTGATGCGGCCTGAGCATCCGGCAACACTTTGTCCAGTACGTCCCCGATCAGCGGGATAAGCGCCAGTAAGCTCATGCTTCATTCCTCGATAGTTCAGCACCAGAAAGAGTCGGCAGCGCACCGGCTACACGCTGAACGCCAGCCGGCCACCTGTAGCCAGTGACGCGCTCACGGGCAAACTCCTTTATGTTCACTTCGTCGGACTGGTTGCCGCCCAGAACTAACAGATTTCCGTTTTTGTCCTGCCCTACCACGAAGCCAACATGACCGCCGCCAGTGCGACTAAACACGACCACACAGCCGACAGCAGGCGCTGCAAGCGTGACGCCCCACTGTAGATAGGACTTTGCCGACTCATAGCGGCTTGAAGTTACGCCGGCACGCTCAAGAACTGCGCCGACGAAAGCAGCACACCACGGCGTTTCATCATCCTTGATGCCTCCGCGCTTAATGTCTTTCCAGAACTGCAATATCTCAGGCGAATGCGTTGCGCCCTTAATCTCGCGCAGCCCGATAAAGCCGCGCGCAATGGCAAGCCACGCTGGTTCAGATGCTTGCATGGGTTTCTCCAGGCGTAAAAAAACCGCTTTCGCGGCCCGGTCATATTGTCTTGTAAGGGTTGATCTTGAACGTCATCCCCTTGCGCGGCTCGTCCTGCCCTTCGTGTGCCGGTTTGATCTTGAAGCCAAGCCGAACCACGAAGGCGCGCTCTGCGTTCCAACATCGCACAAGGTAGAACCCAAACCAGCGCCGACCGCCCTGCTCGGCCCAGACGAACTGCCAGCCATCTTGGCCGGGCTTGTCCTCGACGGTGTAACTGCCGCGATACTTGATCTGACTGCCGATAACCGGCGCGCTGAATGCGCCCAGAAACCGCATGTTGTTCGCCGGATTGCGGATAGCCGCCCACCAGTACATTGCCGCGAAGCTGTCAACGGCCCAGCCGCGCGGCGTGTTGGCTTCCCACCAACCGCGCTTGTCGCCCAGCAGCCCATCGAAGTCATTGCCCCACAGCCACGCCCAGCGCGGCAGGTTCAGGATCGGCCGGCCGTCGCTGCCAGACAGGCCGGCAACGCGGAACGGAATCGCCACAGCGACCACCACCAAGCCGGTGATGATGCCAGCGGCGCGGGCCACGATAAGCCACGCCCATTGCACAGCGGCGCGGAAGATCATGGAGCCACCCAGATAGCAGCCTGCGCAGCGCCGGCCAGAGCAAGCGCCTCAGTCAGCTCGGCAACCGTGGCGTCGATCACGGAGTTGTCAGCCAGCACCCAATTAACCGTAGTGCCGGGAGCCGCCGCATTGAGTGCCAGAATTGCCCGAGCCATGCGGCCTTGGCTTATCTCGTCACCGTCAAAAGTGTTACCGGCAGCAGTGGTTACGTCGATAGCTTCAACCTGAGAGGCACGCTGGGCTTTCCATTCTTCACGGAGTTGTTCCTCAGTCTTTGGCGGGTTTACATGCGCCTCGACTTCCTCTGGAGTCATTGGCGTTTTGCCATCGGCTAGACCGGCAGCAACCTGATCGGCGTCGTAGGCGAATACGTCGCCGGTTTCGTCTTTGTAGTAGTTCATTATCGTAGCTCCCACACGGTAAGTCCCGATCCAACCCCAGAATTTACTGTGAAATTATACGAAGCACCATCCGGCACTATGGCTGAAACGTATGATCCGTGGTTTACAGCTCCGTTTGCGCTTCCCGTAACCGCAACCCCTTGCACAGTGACAACAATGCTGGAGTTTGTTGTTGTTATGGCGCACCTTCCCTGCACTTCTATGGGCTTACCAGTGCTGTTCGTGTAGGTTGTTGACAGCGCCCTGCTACCAGTCACGTCCTGCCAAGTCTGGCCAACGCCAATTGATTTATTGACAGTTGACGAGAAAGACAGCACCTCAACCACGTTCGCAGCAGTCGCCCGCAGAATGCAGGTATCGCCCGCCGCCGTTGTGATGTTCGCGCCGGTCTGCGTCACGATGTTGGCGTTGTTGGTCAGCGTCAGCGCGGCATTGAACCGGACGAAATAGCACTGACCAGCGGCGACAGTGAATCCGGTTATGGTTGTCGTGCCGGTTATGTTGATGTGCCGAGTGCTAGGCGCTGAACTGGTCAGGTTGACTGTTGCGGCTGACGCAACGTCTATTCTGGTGGAGTTGAGCCAATCGGTTACTTGCACCTGCTGCCAATCGCCCCAAGTAGTCCCGTTCCAGTAACGGGTACGAAACGACCCCGGCGTGACATTAACAGCAGCAACCTGGTGAACACGGCTTGCTTGATCGACCATAACCAAGACGGGGCCGGCGCTCCCGCTTGAAGGTGCGGAGGGGTCTGAGGACGCATAACGGTATAGCCCTGCTGTTTTGGCGTCGTCTAGCGTTACTAGCGGCGCGGTGCCAGCATTCCCCAACCCAAACGCACCGACAGCCATCAAAGCGCCTGCTGTTGTATCTGTTGTGGAGGTTTGCACGTTCGACGTGCGCAAAACCTCAATCCAACCGCTCCACACTCCAGCGCTCTGCTGCTGCACCCATATTCTGTTAGAGCTTTGATTCATAAGAATCTGCGAGCAGTTAGTTGTGCTGCTTCCGGCGATAGTCAGACCTTGACAGTTACTGGTTAGCGGGACATTAAGGGTTGCGTTGTTGGTGCGCCATAGCCCTGATGTTGTTTCCAGTCGCGTATCAGTAGCCAGTCTTCCTGAGTTAGTGCCAAGCCCAAACGCCCCGACAGTCATAACAGAGCCTGCCGTTGTGTCTGTTGCGCTTGTTTGCTTAACGATCCCGTTCGGGATATTTGGATCAGTCGCGCCGCCGATCACGGCCCGCATTTGTGCTATAAATGCGGCGTGCGCTCGAAAGTAATCGTCTGCGGTTGCTGGCGACTCGCTCCCCGCTGGAGAGTTGGAAGCGACAACCGTTGACAGGTCGGTAATTGCTGATGGTACGGGCATAGATAATGCTCCCGATACAGGGTGATAAAATGTTTGATTTTCTGTTGCCGCATTTGCACTGGTTTGTTGCGTTCGCGGGCCTTGGCCTGCTGGTAGCGCTTGAACAGGGATTGATAAAACTGGCGAAGCGCTACTTACCAAGAGGCAGCAAGATGCGCCGCGCCGTTCTCTGGTCGCGCGCTAATGAGCCGGATTAGTTGCCCGTAAAACCAAGCAGCCCGCCAGACGCCAGCGGAGCAAGATGGCTTGCGGCAGGATCGAGAAGCGGCATTGTTGCCCGTGGGTTGAGCAGCCCGTTTACCTTGACCATCTGATGGCCTTTTCCGGCAACCTCTAGACCGATCTCGGCACCCCTTCCGAGGAAAGGGATATTTTTAAGAACCCGCAGCGCATTTGGTGCCGTGCTTGAGCCAGCAGGCTTCAGCGGCGCGTTGTTGATGTTTCCAGCCGCGCGCAGAACCTGCTGATAGCCTTCCCATCCATCCTTCCCGAACAAAAGCTGGCCTTTCTCTGGCCCAATCTTGTCCAGCGCTTTGCGCATTCCGTTGACAGTAAAAGATCCGCCGGTTTCGCCCTGGAGCGTTGCCGAGTCGCGGATGAACACCTTGGCGGCATCCTGCAAACTCTGCATAACCGGCAGATTGTGTTCTGCGCTGACTTTCGACAGGCTTTCGAGATCATCCACGCGCATCTTGCCCACCACGTCAGGCAATTGCTCTGGCGTGAATTTTCCAGACAGAACGCGATCAATCAGCGGATTTGACTCTTGGAACTTGAACCGTTGCGCGGCTGCTTGCCTTGCGCCTCGGAAAGCCTGCGACAATCCAGCCTGTTCGGCCTGCTGCCCTCCGATAACGCCCGCACCCTCTGAGCCGTAATCGTCAAGCGCATTGATTAGATGAGTTTTGACGACTCCGAGCGCCTTGGCTTCTGCTGGGTCTGCTGTTCCGTAGATTCGACCGTTAATGGCCTGCAATCGCTGCATGGCCGTCCCCATGTCGAACGGCTCCTTGCCGGCTGTTACCTTCTGGAACCATGACAGTGTGTCGGCAGGGAGCTTGCTTCCTAGCATCTGCTTGTCCAGTTCGATTGACGCATCATTGACAAACCGATGCGGGTCGAGCGGTATGTCACGGCCTGCCATGTTCCGCGCAGAATTGTAGAGCTGATCCACATTCGACTTCATTGCAGCGTCGTAGCCCGTCACGGAGTCGGACAGCTTTCGCCCAATTTGGTAGTCGGTAGCATCTGGCGCGCCCTGAGTTACCTTCTGCAATAAGGTCTGATTGGCATCCTTGAACCGTGCGGCAATCCCATCGTCAACCGTGTTGAGCGTGTTTTCTTCCCACCAGGCGCTCGGGTCGCGTGTTACCCATCCCTTTGTCGGCTTGATGTTCAGCGCCTCAAAGTCGGCCATTCGCTTGAGTTCGTCAGGGTTGAGATTATCCAGCGCATCGAGCGATGTTTTCCCGACTTTCTTGATCTGCTCCTGCACGGCACGAGGCAGTGCGTTGAAGTCCAGACCGTTGACCTTGAGCTTTGCGGTAATCGCTGACTCAAGTTCTTGCGTGCCGGCAGAACCCTTCACCAAGTTCTTAACCGCTGACCCTGTAGCTTGCAGGCCGCGACCAACAGCAAGACCCGCCGCGCCGCCCGTAGCACCAGCGGCAGCACCCTGCGCACGGTCGATTAGATCGCCAGGCGTTGCAGCCACTCCGAACAGCCCGCCAGCGGTTGCGGCTTGCTTGTAGCTAGTCGGAGCAGTAGCGCCAGCGCCAAGCCACTCAAGCGCGCCACCGGCTGCTTTAGCCGCCTTCGGAGCGCCCTGTATTGCCTTAATGCCTGCGCCTGCGCCTTTTAGCGCAGAGCCTCCGACATACATCATGCCGGCTTGAGCAAGGCCGCTGCCGACTTGACCGGCTGTGTCGTTGTTAATGGCTTGGTCAGCAGGCGCGAAGCCGTCAACAGGGTTTAGCCCGAACGATCCAAGAAAGTCGTTTGTGGCCTTTCCTGCGCCGATGGCTAGGCGCTCAGGCACGCTGTAGCCTTCCATGTAGTCGATCGGCTTGCTCTGTTCCTCGGCTGCAAGTCTTGCGGCAAAGAGAGCCTCTTTATTTTGCGGAGGCGTTGCGGCCGATTCGCTTGCAAGCCTTTGCGCGAACATTTCCTCTTTGGTCATTATTGCGCGCCTCCCTGTTTGGCTTTCCATGCCTGATATTCGGCTTCCATGTCGGCATCAAACTGCGGCATTGCTGCTGGCGGGTTGCTGGAATTGGTCAGGTTTCCACTAGGCCCCGCTGGCTTGATCCTGTCAGCACCACGGCCAGCCGGCAAAGTCATGTCCTGCTCTGCCTGCGCTCGAGCATCAGCCTTGCTTTTGATGACTTCGGGCGTGTCGCCAACAACAGGGAAGAATGTACGGATATTCCCATCAACCTCTTGCTGAGTCGCCGCCGCGCCTGTTTTTGCACGCAGGAATGATTCCGCCCACTGACGCTGCGCTTGTGCTGCTTGCTGTGCTTCAGCGGGAGCCATCCAGTTAGTCCATGTGCTGCCAGTCGCGCCGACCTTCACTGGCGAAACATCAGGCAGCTCGCTCAGAGTTCTTGATGCGTCCTTCATCTGGCTCAGATAGATGGATGCCTTCCCCTCCCCCTCGGTCAAGTTTTGGGGGATTTTAGGCATCGGTTGACCTGTTGGAGATTTCGGCTCGATAAAATCTCCAGTCCCCTTGTCGATTAGCTTGACTGATCCGTCAGGCATGACTTGGACGTGAGTTCGCTGCGCCGTTTTTTGGATTTCGTTGGCCTCTGTAAGTATCTGGTTGTTCTGGTTGCGCACAGCAAGCGATTGCTGCTGATACGGGGAAATCCCAACCTCGAAAGTCTGGCCGGCAGTCGGAACAACAAACTGCTTTGTGTCACCAGTGTCTACAAGTTGCGGCGCGACGTAGCCGTTAAACCCATCGCCAAGCTGGCGATTTTGCTTATCAAGAGTGATAATTTTTTTGCCGCCCTTGCCGTCGTCTACTTCCAGCGTTTTCCAAGCCTGCGGCGAACCAAGGCTCGGCAGTTCTGCGTAAGCCTTAATGTCAGAAGGCGAAGCGCCAAGCTCGGCAGCCTTGCGATAGTCAAACGTCCCGTCTTGACCGTACAGCGTCGGAATAGCCGCCTGAATAGCCGCAGCCTTGTCCTGATCGCGCTGCTTTTGCTGCAAGGCATCCGCAGCAGAATATCCGGCCAGACCAGCCAGCCCTGCGCGGCCAATGTTGTTGATCGGAGTGTTACGGTTAGCGCCAGCCAGACCGCCAAAGCCCGCAGCAAGCAGGCCCATAGCAGCAGGGCTTTTCATCAGATCGAGCAAGCCGTTTGATTCAGCCATTACACACCCCCGCGAAGCATGGCGCGACGGCGCGCGCGCTCTTGCATTCCAGTCTGTACGTTTGCGCCACCTTGGCCGGCAATCTGCGCCAGCACTTCAGGCCCGCCCTGAGTCATAGGCGCAGGAGCCGGAGCAGCTTGCTCGGGTTGCTCATCGAGCGCGCCAGACATTTGAATGCCGGTCGATGCGGCGTCGATCATTGGCTTGTACTGAGTCAGCGCGGCACTGGCAGACGACAGAAGGCCCGTAGAAGGAGCAGCAGCAGGCGCAACGATTGCACCCGCACCGTCAGCCCAAGGCGCAGCAGCGGCAGCCCCAGAAGCAGCCCCAGAGCCTCCCAGCAGACCGCCAATAGCCGGAGCCGCAGCAGCAGCCCCAGCGCCAAGGCCAGCACCCAGCAAAGCGCCTTTCAGCGGGTCTTTTTTCTTCAGCAGAGCGCCGCCGACTGCGCCGATTCCCATCGGGATCAATAGTGGGAACATTATTTGCCACCTCCGCTCGTTTTGCTGGTCGTCTGACTGCCAAGGCCCGAAGAAAATACGCCCGACATTGCAGCCAACTGCTTGTAGGGTAAGTTCTCCTTCTCTTGGAACTGCTGATAGTTGAAGTCCAAGCCCTGCTGATTCTGATCCTGCTGAATCTGGCCGGCTTTCAGCATCTGCTCGGCGTCAGCGTAGGACTGATTTCCGTAATTCAAGCCAAGCTGCGCGGCCTGCAATTGGTTAGCGTCTTGCGACTGCTTAACCTGATCGTTCCGTGTTGCCCAATTATTCGCATTCTGGCTGTTGAACTGCTGCGCCTGCATGTTGCGGTTAATGCCAGCCTCGGCAAGCTGCTGAGTGTTGGCGTAGTCTGCGCCATACATTTGCGCTGCGGTATCGCTCAATCCGCGCTGGAACTGCTCCTGCAATCCTGAGTTGCCAAAGCTTCCAGAACTCACAGCGCCAGTGTTGAACTGTGAGCGGATCGAGTCCTGCGCCCTGCCTACCATCTTATCTAGGTATGGGTTTTGACCCTGATATTGATTCTGCCCAGCCGTCACGTCGCCGTAAGGGTTGCGCGTTGCGCTCTGCTCGCCTGCTGATAGCTGGCCTTGCAGGTAATTTTTCCCTTTGTTAATCGTCGCATCGCCACCCTGCGCACGTTGCAGCACAGCCTGAATGCCTTGATTCTGCGCACCTGTCAGATCAGCAAAACGCTGCTGAGTGTAGGGGTTGTAGGCGTCATTGCTCAGGTCTAGCGCCTTGGCCGAGTAAGCACTAGCCAGCGGCTTCAATTCGTTCGGGATCGATTGCGTTGTTGTCGAGCCTCCACTACTTCCACCGCTCTTGTGCGGGCGCAGCTTGTCACCCTTAAACGCCGGCAAAGCACCCATCGCAGGCCCGCCAAACTCGGCGCTGACCCATTCGTCCATCTGATTCATATCTCTACCTCCAGCACTGTATATACGGGCTTGTAGCCAAAGCGCATTCGGTAGAGCCGTTCTTGCGCGGGTTTGGCTGCGCAGCGAATGCGGGAGCATCCGAGTGCTTTTGCCATGTCTTTAAATTCGTCAAAATAGCTTTCGAAGTGGCCGTTGGGCGCATACAGGTCATAAACAAACATGGTGCGAACATTCGGCAACTGATCGACCCCAGCCACTACCCAGCCAACAGGCTCGCCGTCATTGTCTATTCGTATCAACGTTCGTTCGCCACGGCTCAGCATCATCTTGAGCTGGTCGCCGGTTATCTCGTCGGTACTGCCTGAACAGGCGAGGCCGAGGTTGCTTGCGCCTTCCTTCCATGCCTGATCGATGTGTGTCTGCGGTACAACGATTAAACGGCCCATTAGTTACCTGTTAGGAAGCGGCATTGCACCCAAGTTCCAGGCGTGCCGCTTGCAACGCACACCCATCCGAAAATCACATACTTGCTTAATGCCGTGCCAAGCTCGGTCGGCGTGCTGTTGCGCACGAAATCGCCCTGAGCGTGCGGGCCAGTAGTTGGAGCCGCTGTTGTCGCATTGGTAACAGCGGTGATCCGGCCCTCGGTCAAGTTGTTGACCTGAATCGCGTGTTCCCGCAACTCTCGCTGCAAGATCGGATCATTGATGCCGACCCGAGGCGAGTTATTAAGCCGGCTCATCTGTTACCTGCCGGCTTCATCTTGGCATTCATGTGCGTGACGCGAACTGGGCCGGTGAAGTCGACAATGGCTTTGTGCCAGCGCGCAGCCTTCAAGGTGTCGAACTTGCCGTCATTGAGCGACCCGCTAACCCCATCGGCATAAGTCCCGCCGCTGTTCTGCATGTATCGCGTTTGAACGGTTGCCGATGTCGGGGCTAATCCATAACGGAAGCGGATTTGCTGCAACAGCATCACTGCATCATCGTCGCCCACTTCGCCCGTGGTCATGTTGCTAGTAGTCGGAGAGCCTGACAGCGATTGAAGCTGATTTGACGTATTGAAGAATGCCAACGAACTGCTCGCCGCATTCCAGAACTGAGACCCCCAACTTATCGTCGGGAAGGCGTCATAGGTGGCGCTAAGGTCGGTCATTGTGTCGTATGTGTAACCACTCGACACATAGGTCAGCGCGCACTGGATCGAGCGATTAGCGCGCCCCCACATCTTCGACTGGACGTGGTAAACAATCGCCTGATCGCATTCTGTAGATCCGACGCCTGGGTAAAAAATCCACACTCGATTGTTTTGGCGGTCAAACGTGCAGACGGTTTTGTAAAGGAAGGCAGAGTTTGAGTTGTTGACGAACCACAGACGCAGCGCGCCGTCACCCAACGGAGTCGGGCGCGTGCCGTCGAACAGCCAGAAATTGTCCTCGCCGACGAAGAAATGAACCCCGCCAATATCAACCAGCGCATTCTTGCCGACACATCCAGCATTGCCGCCAGCCACTTGCACCCAGTCCCAGACAACAGGCGCGCCGACGTACTGCCCGAGGTAGATCGAGCGTTCTTTGTAGGCAATCGCATATTCGCCCATGCGTGCGCCAGCGGTTAGCCGACCAGGTGTCGCAACCAGCCGGCCTGATGCGGCCTGAGTGGTGATAGAAGGCGTCCAGCTAGTGTCGTCAAACGCCGCGCAGCAGTGCCATCCGTCAGGCTTTACCGTGCCGTCATTGGTGTTTAGTGCCATGACGAACGCGCCGACCGAGAAGATCACCTCGGCCCGTGGAGCTGTCGCAATGTCAGCGAATGCGCCAGTGGTCGAGCGTTGGATAACCTCGGAGCCTGAGCAAGCCAGCGTGGAATCGCCAAACTGAGCAAAGGCCCAGCGCGAGTCAGTGCCGGCTGTGTAGTTACCGGCGCGGCTGCGGTCAGTCCATGCGCCTGCGACCAGTTCATACATATTGGTCTGCGATCCGGCAAACAAGCGGCGCGAGTTGTCCAGCTTGTAGACCACAGCAGCCCCTTTGCAGCCAGCGGCCAGCGCAGGAACTCCAGAAGGCGTCACGGCAGACGGCGCGCCTTCCATGCCAATAACGGCAGGGATCAGGTTCTCGCAGTCCGACAGAATGCCAGGCGTGGTCTGGTCGGCGTCCGGCGCAAAGCCAAGGATCGGAACCATTAGCGCGGCCTCGCCACTAGCGGGCCAGAGCGGCGCTTATCGTTTCCGTTCAGGTCATCGAGAACCTGTTGAAAGCGTGCGCCCCAGTTTGCTGCGCCGGCATCGTCGCCAACATACAGCTTCGCCTCGGCCATAGTGCCGAACAGGTACAGGCTAGGCGCGTCTGTGCTGACCCAATTGGTTGATGCAGTGGCTAGGGCTGGGATTCGCTCATAAAGCACGCCCTGAACGTCACCTCCGCCGTCGAAATACAGATTGCTTCCGCTCCATGCGTACATGGTCGGGAATCCGTCTGGCCCATTAGCCACGACAGACTCCAAAGACTGCGCCTTGAGTGGGGTCGCCTCGAAATTAGGAACCCACAGCACCTTAACGTCGATCACGTCAGCAGCCGGCGTTATCTCGTTGGCCACAATGGCCGTAACAGGCAAAGCCAACTCCATCTGACGCACACGGAGATACCGATTCATGCGCTCTTCTGCCAGCTCCACGAAATCGGGGATCATGGCCGTCAGGTCGTCGCGGTTCATCCATGCGGCAGCCTTCGTCAGCAGTTCGGCATAAGTCATTTCAGCACCTTGGAGAAAGTAGCCAACTGAGGATTAGCGCGCAGGTAAGCAATCATGCGTTTTTGGTCAATGCCACCGTCCTGTCGCATCATCTTCCCAAGCTCGGCCATTGGGATGTAGCCAACATGCCGGAACTCGCCCCACTTCTCGCCCTCGGTCGCTGCGCGCATCTCTGCGGCTGCGTCTACGAACTGCTGGCCGTCGTAGGTCTTTTGAAAGACAACCTTATCGTCGAGGTAATGCGTGGTCGTCGTGATGCCCGTCTGGCGGTCGTGTTCTGTGATCTTGGTCATGTGATGCCCTCAAATCCTTGCGTAATGCGTGCTTACGGAAAAATTCGACCCAATAAAAAAGGGGCCATTTCTGACCCCTTTTCCTGTTTCAGTTGCTATCAAGCACTGAGGTTCTTGATTGCCCCGTGAGCCTTCTCAGAGGTCACGACCAAGCAAGCTTCCACCGACACCATTTCCTTGTCGGTGTGGCCGGTCTTAGCCAGAGGCTCAGACTTGAAGCCGCCCAGATAGGCGATGCCGGCATACTCAGGGTTGAGGATGAAGGCAGCGTTGGCGTTGGCGGTGGTCTGCACATAGTTCGGAACAACGGTCAGCTCGCCGAAGTCGCTCATGTACACATCAGCACCGCCGACAATCACGCCCTGCTTACCCTTGGCCACGTTGAAGCGGTTCACTGCAATGCCGGTGAAGGCAGAGAACAAACCCTTGTGCGAAGGGGTCAGGGAAATAACGGTCGGCATCTCGCCGCTGTTGGTGTAGATGCTTTGCAGCACGGTTTTGAGCAGGGTTTCCGAGATTGCACGGTTAGTACCGGCAGTCTGTGCAGTGGTTGCCAAGCCAGAAGTGTGCGCAGGAGTTGCACCGGCGCCGCCGTGGCTGACGTTGGAGTAAATCAGCGCACCCAAGCCGGCAGACTTGCGGGCAGTTGTAGCGTTGCCCTGAACGGCGACGTTATCAGACAGAACCATTGCCTCAACATCGCGCTTCAGTTCGGCCATGCTCTTGGAGATTTGATACTTCATCTCGTTGGAGCGACCGGCAGACTTGGTCTTCTGCTGAGTGCCAGACACAACAGCAACCTTGTCGAACAACTGAACGGTGTTAGCAACGCGATCAGTCGCAGTCAGCGCAGTACCGGTGCGGTCGTCGCCTTCAATCACTGCGTTGTCTTTGTTCGGGGTTGCTAGGCTGTCGCGCTGCCATTCATGCAGGCGTTGGGTAGCGGTAAAACGCTTGATCGAGGAAACGATAGGAGTTTTCTCTGGCGATACCATGTAAATCTTGTCATCCAAGCTTTCACGGTTGCCGCGTGCGTCGTAGCTGTCAAATGTCTCTGAAGGCTGAGCCATGATGTTGCTCCTTTAAAGGAATGCGGCCAAATCTTCCATGCGCCCGCTTTTGCGGAGGCGTTCGGAAGCGGCCAAATTAGGTTTTCTTTGCTGTGCGGCTGCTGGCTTGATAGCTCGGGGAGCCTCTTGCACTGAGCGCATCGCCTTGGGTTTTTGCGCCTGCAATTCGCGCCACTTCATCGCATCGTGCAGAACGTGGACATGGCGAGCATCAGTCAGCCCTTCCAGTTCTTGCGGCGTGAAGCCATACGAATCTTTGGCAGTGGTAACGATCTTTTCAGCAAGCTGCGGCCCGAAGTTGGGAAGGCGTGCTTTCAGGTCTTGCTCGGCCTGGACAAGCTGTTGCTGACGCTGCTCTTGCGTCAGTTGCTCGGCCTGGGAGTTAGCCTGTTGCAGTGCGTTCCACTTGGTTTGTGCCTCTCGCTGAAGTTGCTGGTAAGCAATGTTCAGACGGGTAGCCTGTGCTGGGTCTTGCTCTGCCAAGCTCTGCCAGTCGATTTTCTCGTACTGGGTTAGCCGGTTTTGCACGTCCCGAAACTCCACGGCCTTATCGAAGGTCTGAGCCATAATCCGCTCGCGGCTTTCGAGAGCTTGCGCACGCTCATCTACAGCCCGACGTTGCTCGGCAACTGCCTGTGTTTTCTGTGTGTAGTCCTTGTGCATCAAGACCATGTCTTTCAGTTCTTTGGGAACCTTGTAAGACTTGCCCTCAATCTCGACCACTTCAGAGTCGTCTTCTTCCGGCTCGTCGGATTGCAGGTCGTCGCCTTCCTGTTCTTCTTCGCCAGATGCCTCGATTTCCTCGTCTTCGATCTCGTCGCCCAATAGACCGGCTACATCGTCCAACGACACTTCTGATTCCAGATTGGTGTCCATCACACACTCCTAATCGCCCAAATTGCGGGCATAAAAAAACCCGCACTAGGCGGGTCGGTTGGTTGCTCTGTTTCAGCCGAAGATTCGACTGAGTTTCGATTCTTTCTCGTAGCGTTTGAGCTGCTCGGTAGCCAGCTTGCCGGAGTTGATATAGCCGGTCAGAAGGCTGCGGAACTTGCGGCTAGTCTTGATCAGTTGCCACAACGCTTCCTTGCCTTCCTTGTCACGGGCTGGGCATTCGATCCATTGTTCCATCACCTCGGAATCAATGGCATCTAGGGCTTCTGTCAGCAATTCATTCTGCGCCAAGCTCAAGGCCAGATGACCCTTGTATTCCGTTGCCCGATAGTCTGTTTCGCTCATCGTTTCCCCTATGCCGCAAGCAGCATGATCAACAAATCGTCTTCGTCCCGAGCAATCCGCATAAGCGCGGCCTGTTCAGCCTCAAATCGTGCGCGTTCGGCTTCTTGTTCTTGTTGCCGAATGTGCAAACCAAGCAGGACGGTCTGATAGATCACCGTCCAGTCAAAGCCAGGCATTTCCGCAAGCTGCGGCGCGATGGCTTTTACAATCTCTTTTCGCGTTGCTGGGCTTGCCGGCCCTTGCTTGCTGGCTATGCGCTCAATCGTGCCAGCGATCCGAGCAACCTTTTCCTCGGCCTCGTCATCCGGCATTGCCTTGGGCTTGCGCTTCCACCACAACTTCGGCTCGAAATCGACGATTACGAAGCCATTGCCGCCTGCTGGCACTTCAGGCTCTACAATGTCGCCGCCTGTTGCGTAGAAAGTGTCATCGCCCTCTTCAGTCGCAACCAAAACGCCGGTGATTAGCACAACGCCAGAGCCGGCCATTGTGTCAGCGCCAGACTCGACAGCAGCCAATGCACCCTTAACGAACAAATCACCGGCAGCGGCGAATGTGTCAGCGCCAGCCTCAGTTGCGGCTAGTGCGCCCCGTACAAATACATCACCAGCACTGGCGAAGGTATCAGCCCCCGCCTCGGTAGCAGCCAGCGCGCCCTTGACGAATACGTCACCAACCGATGCAAAGGTATCTGCGCCTGTTTCGGTCGCTGCCAGCGTGCCGGTTATGCCCGTAGCGCCGACAGTGCCGGTCGCTGCAAAGGTGTCGTCGCCTGATTCAGTAGCGGCGAGCGTGCCGACAATCGCAGGTAGTGTTGCAGTCTCGAAATACTCTGACGGATAGATCAGCGCCTCGCGCCATCCGTATCTGTGACCCTGACCATCAATCAGTTTGGCCATGGCGGTTTATCCGTGGGCGATCTTGCCGCCACCCCTGACAGTGCCAGTAGAAGTCGTGCCAGCGATCTGGATCATGAAAAGGCATGAACTGTTCGGCACTTCCGATACCGGCAATGCAGCCCAGTCGCCAGACCACTTCATGTTTGCCACAGGACAAAGAACCGAAGCGCGAAGTCGAGTGGCGGTTACGCCAAAGCTGCCAGCCGTGCCGGTTGTTGCCGAGAGCGTTACGCTGACAATGCCGCGAATGTACTTACCAGCGGCGGCGGCAGGAATCAGGCCGTTCAGCGGTTGCATGAATGAAGCTCGACGGGTTGCGGCGAGTGATACTGCCGTCAGGTTGCCAGTCGTGCCGTCGTTGTAAGTAACCGCGACCGTGGCGTTGACGACAGTTGCGCCGGTATCCGTGTACCACTCAAGGAACCACATAATGTCGCTGTAATTAGCATCACCGATCCGCTCGACCATGTTGTCAGCCGTCACGCCGTTAAAGTCGATATTGACCGTTTGAGCGGTGGCGAGAGTGCCAGACAAGCCGCCCATGTGGATCAGCCGGTCGTGCCACTCCATTGTTACCGAACTGTTAGCGCAAACAGTCTCCAGATACCCGAGGTAGCTGGTCGCGGGCGCGGTCTGCTGGGTGAAGTTAAACCCGCCCAGCGTCGCGTTGTTGCAGTTAGCCGCAGCAGCAGGGATTGCACCCTGCCCCGGCTGACCAGTAGCACGCCAAAGGCTATGAAGCTGTCCGGCCACGGCGTTAGCGATAGACGCCTTGTCGATAACCAGACGGCTGGAGTTGTTCGCCAGCGCGTTATAAAACCCGTCGAGCGTGGTAATGGTCATAAATCAGCCTCAGACGTGAGTTATAGCGGCAGAGTTGATCGTTACCGTCTGGCCGGCTGTGATGCTCAAGCTGTCAAGGTTGATGTCCGAGGCAGACAGGCCAACCGTAAGGCCCGTGATAACGTCAGCATTCGCGCTGGTGCGTATGCGAGCAATTGCGGCTGTTCCGGTATTGTCTGCACTGGTATCGCTGCGAGGAAAGCCCGCAAGGGTCAGGACAAGGCCCGACACAGTGCCAGTCGATGCGCCCGAATAGCCGAGCGGGATCGTGGCGAGGATTGACGCATAAGCAGCCGAGCAGATTTCCAGCTTGCCTGCCGCGCCGCCTGCGTCGATCTGGTCACGCACTGCGGTCATGCGTGCCGTTTTGACTGCGGTTGAATAGGTGACGGCCATTAGTTGCTTACTCCAAATTCAGGGACAACGCCGATTGCTTGCCCGTTTTCATCTCGCACTACTCGCTTGGGCGCTGCGATGGACTGCGCCAGCATTTCAAGCGTCTGCTGCATGCTTGCGAGCATCATTTGTTCGCGGCTCGGCTCGGCCAATACTGAGCCGTCATCGTCGAAGCCGATCTGTGCGCCTGCGCCGGCCATGTGATCCATTGCCTTGCAGCGTTCGGAATGGTGCTGCTTGATCTGCTCCAGTCGCAGCGAGTGCATCCGGTCAAGCTCTGCCTGCTGCGCCTTAAACTCTCGATCAAGCTCGGCTTGGCGGGCTTTCTGAGCCATTTCCGCTTGTGCTTTCTGCTGACTGTCTTGCAGCTTGGCTTTCTCAAGCTCGACCGCAGGATTTGGTGGAGGCGGCGCGTCTGGCGTTTCGATGGTGTCAGGATCAACCCAGAACTCGCCTGGATTCTTGAAGCCTGCGTTCTCGGCCAATCTTGCCTGCACGTTGTAGACAGACTTTGGCGATAGCAGCTTGGCGGCGAATGGCGATTGAGCGACAGCGGCTTGACTCTGCGCGATCTGAATCAGGAAGGCAGACTGTTGTTGAACGTCGCCAGTTCCGATGCCGACGTTGACGGTCATGTCGTACTGGTCGCGCCATTCCTGCGGGTTGTACTGCACGAACTTGCCGTTGAGCCGGTAGCTGATCTGCTGCATGCCGTGATCGGAGAGGGTTTTGAATATCCCTCGGAACATAGGTGCAACCAGGCACTCGGCAGCGATGCGGGCCATCAGCTTCATTCGCTTCTGGCTGGCGTTCATAATCATTTGAGCGCCGGTTGCGGTTTTGTTCAGGCTATCGCCGTCAAGCCCTTGGCTATAGCGAGTCCAGCCTGTGCGGTTCTCTTTCTCGCTCGCAAGCTGCTCAAGCATCGGCATAGCTTCGATGCCCTGCCAGCGTTCGTTATACGGGCGAATCGCGCCCTGAACATGCTCAAGCATGATGCCGCCAGGACGACGATTCAGCAGTCCGTCAATGTCTGCCTTCGGGTTGCCCTGCGAGTCAGTCAGCACGACTGATTCCTGATTGTTGGCAAGCGCGAGGTTGTCCAACTGATTGCGCATGATCACCGTATGGATGCGCTGGAATTCCTCGACCAGATCAGCAACGGAGAGGCCGTTGAACTGGTGGGTCAGGATGTAAGGCGTCCATGCGGCAATCGGGACGTGCGAGCATTCGGTGTTCTCAAGGATCAGATCACCCAAGCGCACAATGCGGCGGCGCTCTGCGATACCGTCACCATCGAAGTCGACAAGCACATACTCATCGCGCAGGTAGCCGCGAGTGCTTGATTCGTCTGCGCTGTTGTCGCTCAGCCACTTGTCACGAAGCTGGGAGGATTGCTCGTAGCTTTCCCAATCGCCGTTCTCGTTGGTGGCGCGGCTAACATCGTCGGCGGTCACGTTGTAACCCATCGACAGAATGTCGCTCATGGTCTTTTGCGTGACGTGCGCAACGTATTGGCATTCGTCCAGCAGGATCGAGTCATGCCAGGCTGACACGCGCAGTTCCTCGGGCGGCATAGCGCACACACGGCAGACGCCTTTCTTCTCGATGCTCTTAGCGTGGACGTTGTAGCGCACAGGCATAGCCGGCATCTGGCCGGTCATCTCAAACTCTTGCGCGGCCTGCTGCTGGAACTGCTGAAGTTCCTCGTCAGTAGGCTCGGCTTCCTCTTTGCTCAACACCTTGGTGTCAGGGTTAGCAAGCAGGTACTCGACTATCTGGTCTTCAGTAACGCCGCGATAGGTCTGAAAGGTCGGGGTTTCCTTTTCTTCCCAGTACCATTTAACCGCGCCGGTCTTGAGCATCAGCGCATCTTTGAGCGCCGTGTAAAGGATCAGAAAGCCGTTATTCTGCTTGTAAAACACATAGTTGCAGGCGTTCGTTACCTGCTCGGCGCTTTCCTCATCTTCAGCGCCGACAGGCTCAAAGACCACAGCCTTGTCGGAACTGGTAAAGACTTCGATCAGGTCAGGCAGCATTCCTTCCACCGCATCAAAGACGTCGGACGCGACAACAGCCGAGCGCCCTTCTTCCTCGTTGCCGTAAGGCTCGCGCATGTAGGCACGCATAGACCTGGAGCGATCAGCCGCAACATCCGACTGGCTAAGCTCGCGTGACTGGCGCGCTTCCTCGTCGAGAAAGTTCAGCAGCTCTTGTTCACTCATCTTCATGCGATAACCCTGTTTCGATACTGGATGGCCTTTTTCGGCCCTGCTGCTGGCTGTTCATAAGCGATACACATAGCGCCGAATGCGTCAGCCGAGTGACTAGCCCAATCGTGGTCAGGCCCAAGCCCTACGCCGCGCACTTCATCGCGCTTTTCGTGATACCAGCCGAGCGCATCAATGCCTGCCTCGGTTGTCTGTTCGTTGAACCACATGGCCGGAAACAGCCGACGGCCTGCCTCTACACGAAGCATCGCAGCGCCCTTGCCTTGGTTCGGGATAACGGTCACAACGTAGCCAGCCGCCTCCAGAGCGGAGCGGTAGGACACATCGAACACCTTGTCTTGCGTGTCGCCGTCATGCGGCAACCAGATTTGTGCGCGGTCTGGCGTATAGCCTTGCGACCTGAGCCAATTCAGATGCGCCTCGATGGGCTGGCCCTGCTGCTCGTAGTGATTCAGAACCCTGATTTCGCGGCCAATGAACTGAGCAGCCCAGAACACGAAGTTGTCAGCCTTGGCTCCAGTGCCGCCAATGTCAGCGAATAGCCGAATAGTCATCAGCGGATCGGCTGGAACCTTGCCAATTCTGCCCTCTGCCTTGGCTTGCGTCAGGCTTTGCGCGAAGTAAGCGCCGGCAATGGCCGTGGCATACTCGCCTTCCCAGATATGGCCGTACTGATCCGGCCTGTCGTGCAAATCCCTGAGCCGGTCGCGCTCTAGCTTGGCCGGAAACTTTGGGTTGTCTCGCCAGTTGAGCTGCACAACCTTGGTCAATACGTCAGAGCTAGCCCTGAATCGTTCCTCGACCGGCGCGATCTTGCGCTTAGGGTTCCATGTCACCCATAGCTCAGCGTTCCAGTCGGAACCCTCCTCGCGCAGCGTCGGGATCAGAGTCAGCCAGGCGTCATCAGTTACCGGCTCGGCCTCATCGACCCAGCACAGCAGCAGACGACCCTTAGACTTGACCGATGCAATGTTTCGATCAAGACCAGAGAAGGCGAAGGTGATGCGCCCGTCATGGCTCTTGATGTACTTCGCGCCAACATCGTAATAAGCCGCTAGAAACGGCTCGTCCTCGATGGCCCGCTTGACTTCCTCAAGGCTGGAATCTTCCAGCGAGTTCATAAATTGGCGAGCGCAAAGGATAATCCCCGACTCGCCTGCACATCCGTGTATATAGCCGCGAACCGCAGCCATCTTTGCAAAAGATCGAGTTTTGCCTGAACCCCGCCCACCGAATGCGCCGCGAACGTCTGCGCGTCCCTTGAATACCGGCCTTAACTTAGGCGGTAGGGCTATCCTCGCGGTCGTCAACTAAGTCCACCAATTCAATTCGTGTGACCATCGAGACGGGGCCACCTTCTGCGCCAGTCACTTCAAGCCCTTGCTTGGCCTTGCCGTAACCGCGATCCAGTACCTCTCTAATCGCAGCGACACGGGCTGCATGAGGTGCTTCGCCATCACGCACAATCTCGACCAGCGCCTTGATGGCTTCCTCGCCGAACTCTTGCGCTAGGTCTTTCACATCCTTCGTGACTTTGTTGCGCACACCGGCAGGACGGCCAGCGCCTTCACGCTTTCCACCGTATGCCATTTGATTTCCTTTGATTTTTTTTCAGGATGAAGATTTACAGAATGCTCTTGAAGAACGGCAGCAGCTCAATGAAGCCAAGGATGGCCGCACCAATGAAGCCAGCAGTACGGATCATTGTCTTGATCTCGTTCTGATAGCGGGCCATCGCTGAGTTCTGTTCGTTGAGGGTCTTTTGCACGCCTTCCCATATCCGCTCGATCTTGGTCACGTCAACGCGAATCTGAACGGTGTTCTGTTCAACCGATGCCACGCGATGCGGAAGGCGTTCGCTCTCAAGAGTGTCTAGGCGGAAGGTATGCGTGTGCATATCCCTTTCCAGACTATTCAGGCGGGCGTAAATGCTATCGATCATCACTGCCTTCTCGCCGTTCGCTGGGCTTCCATCGCTCATGGATAGTCCTTAGAAATAAAAAAGCCCCGCGCTAGCAGGGCTGAGAGTGCCGAGGGGTGGCGGCACAGCATGAATAAGGCCCGCACAATTTGAGCGTCGCCCCATTACAGGGCCAGCACTGCCGGGAAACTCCCAGCGTTCTAGGCTTGGCGGGCAAAAAAAAGCCCCGATTCGCTAGAATCAGGGCCATCGAAGCGGTAAAACCGCAACGTAGACTCATTTATAAACCTACTGGATTCCACTGTCAATATGTACAGCGTGGTTTTTTATACAGTCACGCCGCCTCAGTCATGTGCAGCAAACCCGAGTCGATCCACTCATACCCTAGCGATACCAACTGACCGGCCCGAACGTGCGTGATCTTGCCCTCTTGCGGGAAATGCTCAGTCAGCATCCGGCCTAGCGCGTGATTGCTCAGGTTGTAGCGGTATGAGTTCCAGAGCGCGGCTGCCTGCACTGGCTTGAGGCAATACATGCGGGCGATCATGGTATCTATCATGCCGGCCATTTCATCGCTAATGTTCGGATCAGGCGGGCTGCTCTGCTGCACGTTGTCACGCATCAGCGCCCACATGGGCGAGGTGTAGCCGGGTATTCCGGCCTTGACTCTGATCCAGTAAGACCACTGCAAAAGCAGATAAGACGTGCTGATTGTTTTGCTCATGCCAATCCCCCGATTGATACCTGAATCGCCCCGTTTACAGCCCACAGCTTCGTTGTTCGTACGTCCCACACTCCCGAGTCATCATCTAGACAGGCATCCATCAGCGCCTTGCCCAAGTTGTCCACGTCAGGCTTTTGCTTGTGCGGCTTGCCCTGCATTTCCCAGCGTTTCTTCATGCTCCAACTGGCGGGCATCGGCATAAAGAACGTGATATGGGCGCCGGCTTCTGGCAGCTCGATACCTGCCGCCCGTACTTGGTCGCAGAACTCCCGATAGCGAAGCACTGCTGGCCGCTTCGCCCACTTGTCGCGCTGAGTCATGCGCGGCTTAGGTACTGGCAGGATTTCGTAAATCAATTACCAATCCCCAAGCGAGAGTTGAGAAAGTGCCGCACCCGGTCTGGTTGGTTGAGCTTGTCCAGTTCCGACTTCACCCATTCGCGCCACTCCTTGCCCTTGTGCTTCTTGTTGTGGATCAGCCGGCAGGCTTCCAAGTCGGCTGCTATGTCGATCCGCTCTGCAAGCGAGCGCGTCGCCAAATTCAATGAAACATTCGCCACAGATCACGCACCCACTGCCAAACAAGGTTCGTTATCAAAGTGAACCGTTTCGCAGCGTTTGCACTTACTCAGTAGCGCGTAGTGCAGTCCGTCATTGCCGTTCTGATCAATTGCCTGCCGGCGCTGACTGTCGTCGTCAATCTCGCTGGCCGGCTCAGCATCTGGCTGCTGGAGGAAGCTGCCAACCATCAGTCCCCCTGGCGCAAATTGGTTCTGCCTCCCGAAGTCGCCAATATCAAAACCGTCTGGCGCGCTCTGTAATGCCTCCAGGCGCTTAACCTCTGCCGTCGCATAGAACAGAACCTTTCTCGCGTCCCTGAGCGCGTCTGAGTGGCTTGCGCGGCCTTTGCGGTAGATGGCCCTGAAAATCTCCCCGTCTTGCGCGTTTAGATTCCGGTAACTGATCAGGTCTTGCAGTTCTGTGCAGCCTTTCGGGAGCGTGTAGTAATCCGCTGTGCTTCCGTCGCTCTTGCTCATTGTTGTTTTTCCCCTTTTCCCTTTCCGAGTATTGATTTCTGCCCTTCTGCCAGCTTCCACGGCTCGCTATGGCCGCACCCGATGCACTGGCGCTCGTTGATGCTGCTCAGGTTGACCATTGGCGTGCCGCACTTTGGGCAGGGCTTGCCGGTTCCGTCTGTCATGGCCATAGCCCAAGCTCGGCCCGCAGCGTTTCGAGCAACTGCGCCTCGGTGCCGAATTGTTCAATGAATCGCAGCTTGTCCAAGTGGATGCTTGGATAGACAGGATGCTGAATACCGCGATGATGAGTCGGGCAGAGCGGTATGGCGTCCAGATGCGAAGCCTTGCGGCCCATGCCTGCGCCGGCCCTTGGGTGATGGATTTCGGCTTGGACGTTCGGATAGCCAGACAGCCAGCAGGCGATACAGCCGAATGCGGCTACCTTGTCCAAGTGCTTTCGCTCGGCCTTTGTCATGCCGCCTCCTGCATCAGCGGCCAGCCGTTTTC